AAACATGCACCTGCTCATTTATCAACAACTCAAGTACAAGACAAATCGACCCTTCGTCTTGATGCTCATGGACAACCAAATTTACTCATTACAAGAACTGAAAAATTCGGAAAAGTCTTTAAAAATACTATTGATCCTACAATTTTAGAATCAATGGAATCTGATTTAAGTCAATACTATATTGAACAATTTGAAGACAAGAATATTGGAATATCCTCTAATTATGAAATTCTTAATGGAAATCCCCTTGATACCGATTCCCATCCTCTAGATATGCGTACTTCTGCTGGCATTCCATGGGCACAAACTAGTAAAGGTCATGCTCACAAGAAAGAACATTTTATAAAATATCAACATGATACCGACGGAAATATTTATCGCGAATTTGATTTTGGAAATCCTGATACTGTAGAATTGTTCAAAAGTATAGAAGAAACTGAAAGACTTGCAAAACTTGGATTTAGAACCCTTTCAATTAATAAAGATTGTTTAAAAGATGAAGTTCGCCCACTCAATAAAGTAGATAAGCCTAGAGTTTTTAAGAATGTACCCTTTGATAAAGTTATCTTGCTCAAGAAATATCTCGGAAAATTTAAAACTGAATGGACAAAATTTCAAGGAACAATGTTTCACTCTGTGGGAATAAATTCAACCTCTCCTCAATGGGCAAAACTTTATAATGATCTAAAATTTAAAAGTAATCTCGGATGTGATGCTGACTTCGGAACCTTTGATGGAAACCTTCGACCAGAATTCATGGATATAGCCTGTAGGATTATTCGTAATACTATAGGTTCTAGAAATGGAAATGATCCGGAAATTGATAAGATTATAGAAATACTCTTGGATGAAAATGTAAGATCTATTTCTGTGTCTGCCTTTACTGTTTATATGGATGAACATGGAAATCCTTCGGGATCTCCTATGACAACTATTATGAACTGTATGGTCAATTTCTTGTATCACTGGTATTGTTTCATCAGAATTACTGGATATCAGGGACTGAATAAGTTCCTGGATGCAGTAACTCTCCGAGCCTTTGGTGATGATGTCATTTACACTGCCGATATTGCTCTTGGATATACTTTTGCAAATGTTTCCAAAATTATGATTGACGAACTCGAACAAGATTACACTGATGCAACTAAAAGTTTAGAAGGTGCAACGAAACCTATCGAAGAATTATCATTCCTTAAAAGAAAATTTAAAGTTATATCACCTAGCATTGTATTGTGCCCCATTGAAACGGATTCGATTGAAATGAGATTTAATTGGACTAATATCTCTCCTAATGATGTTATGACTCATAAAGAATTAATAGAAGAAGGCTTATTAGAAGCTGTAATGCATGGAACTGAATATTTCAATAAATTTGCAAAAGCTTTACAGAGGGGTATCCGTAATTGTCAACTTAAGCAGGATATTCGTGGATTTTATCCAAAATATTCTGATTACTACCAATACCTAATGAATAGATATCAGTAAAACGTTGTTGGCCCCCTGTGGAAAATTAATACTAAAGATTATCATGGATTCTTCAATGAAAACAGTTAATTCAGGTACTAAGTACCACAACCAAACCGATACCCTTGTAAACGAACTTCCTTCGAATACTTCTCGTACCCTATCCCATTCTCAGTTGATTCATACAACAGAATCAGCTATCTCAAATCAAGCTATCGATGTTTCATTACCTCCTGGTGCCATTGATGCTCGTTTCGTGCGAACATTAATGACACCATCTGGGATGAAGCCAGTAATAATCCTTACTGACGAAGATATAGATCTAGATGTCCAACATGATTATGTTCCTGGAGTTTGTCTCCCAGAACAGGGTCATGTATGGTCAGATAGATTTGAATCTGCGTCAGAGGGTGGAGAACCCGCAATTTCAGAATCAGTTGCGTTTTCTCAAAGAACTGGATATTATATGTTACCTTTTAAGTATTATAATTCCCATGTTTTAGTTAGATTGATTTGTAAACCCGCTTTTTCCCAAGCTCAATCTTATTGGGTTTCTAGATCGTTTGACGCTTTAGCTTTTGGTAATAATCGACATATTAATGAAATTGGCTTTAATTGGTTACCCTCGCTTGCTAACGAAATTTTTGTGCTTATGCCTTGGTCTGATCCTAATTATATAGTAGAAACAGATGCAGACCCAGCTGAAACTTTTGGTTATTTAAATGTTAGAAATCTTACTAACCTTGTTACATCAACAGGAAATGATGTACCATTATCTATTTCATATTATTTTGCACCCTATAAAATGTATACTTATGTTCCTCAACCTGTTACTACAACACCTCCGACTTTATTATCTGGAGCTATAACTATTCTACCTCAAGATGCTAATTGCCCAGCCGGAACAACAGTTAGAGGTGATATAGAAATTTTCGAACCAACCTATTTAATATTAAGAACTTATTCACTACAAGTACCAGCTTTACCAACTTCAGAAGTTGGTGCAATACTTGTCGATTCCACTATGATTGGTGAATTTGGTTATTATTCTAGTAGTTCTGGTACTAACTTAGGAAATGCTAGAATTTCTCCCGTATTATTTCAACCCGGCACTTATCCTGTTGCTACTACTGCTACTTTAGCAGGAACTGCTTATCAAGATGAGGTTGCAATTAATTGGATTAATATAACAGGTCAAATTCCTACCTATACCCCTCTTGCTACCGGAACTCTACAAATAGATTCATCTCCTCAAACTAAAGAAATTCAGAGGGGTGAATCTTCACATACTATAGTTTTTAATTCTGTACCTGATCATATAGATCTTAATATTGAAGATGCTTCAATGTTTAAAAATATGGCTCAAATTGCCAAACATACTGTAGTTTACGAAAATTTACCAACCCATATAGAACTTAATCCTAAAATTACTAACCCAATTTCCCAAGTTTGTAATGGCTTTAATATGTTGACACCAAAATTTAAAACTAGTTTTAGTACTTGTGTAGTTTCACAGAGCCCTGATCTTGTAATGTATACTCTATATCATGAAAATGATGTAGTGTTTGCGACGTTTGCAAAATCAAAGGCTCTTGCTAAGTTAAGTGGTTATAAAGCAATCCTTGACTACTACGTTAAGCGTAGCAAAAGACAGGAATGTGTTGATGACCTATTAACTTTTGGTACTGAACAAATATTCGAATATCAATATAATTCTAATTCTGAAAAAGCTAAAGAAACGTACGGAAAAATGTACGATAATAATCCTAGAGAAGATCATCATAATATGTTCCTTCAGGAACTTGAAATTTCAGCTACAAATAAATATGTACCATTTAATTTTAATTTAGATTTATCAGTCGTTGCAGCAACATACCCATATGTTAATACTAGAGAATATCTTAGACATTATCTTAAATCACATATGCCAGTTATTACAATTAAATCAAACAAAAATCCTTTCTCAAATTTACTTTGTAGGCTTGTACAGGGAACCTATTCTAGCTATGAAGATGTTATGCAACTTCCTGGTTCAGAGTGGGATCCTACCCGTACAAATTTGCAAGTACAACCCTATTGGAAAGACCCAACCCCTGCCGTAACACAAATCGTAATACCTTTTACCCTTGTAATACTTTCAGGTCAAATTGACGTATCCGGAATGCAACTCCTTATATTCTTTAATACATCTACATTAAATTACCATCATAAAATAGATTATGATCCCAGCCAACCAGCTGTTGTATCAGAACTCACTTCAGTTCTTAACGAACTGGGTATGTGCAGTAAATGTTCAACAGCTCCTTGTCAATGTTCCAAACCAATTCCATCAGGTAATGGACGAACCCCTCATATTTTTCGACGAAAACCTAGAATTATAGAGGGTGTTACTCAGGGAATTGAATCTGAAACAATCACCGAACAAGTAGAAAATCAATCACTCGACACACGTTCACCACAAAAACTCGATGGAGTAACCATGGAAACATCCCGAATTCATGATACTCTAGAAACAGGAAAAACTCAAATTGAAAAAGATTATCATTTTGTAGGCGCAATTTCAACACCTTTGTCCTTAGATTTAAGATTTATTGCTATTCCTATTTCCCATAATGCCTTTGGTAAAATGGAGGTTACTTCTGCTAAGAAATACCGTTACTGGCAGGGCGAACCAACTTTTAAAGTTACTTTAACAGCTAGTTCCGTCCTTCCCGGTATTGTATATCTTGCACAAGTGCCTCCCGACTTTGATCTCACATCGCTCAAAGCCGAATCAGCTCTTAGGATGTATTCCTCAACACAAGAAGTGTTTTGGAATTCATCTGTAGAGTTGCCTATCAAATGGTATGACCCTATCCGTCAAAAGATAGTAGACTATACTATAGATCCAGCACCTCCCCAACTTGGGTACATCGTCCTGGCTTTTCCGACCCCAACAGGATCAACTTTTGGATCAGGAGATCAAAATATCAAAATTACCGTTCATTGTGACACTTCTAATATTGGCTATTCCCGTCCCTCCTACTCTTATCCGAATTTTGACTACCCCGGATTACAATTCACCGTTTACACCAGTTAATTATAAATAGTTAGTCTTCAGTTCTGGACCATAAATGTTTTCCAGATACTGAAACACCCACTCTAATACCCTAGCGTTTTAGAATAAGATTGTAAAACTTATAACAGTTTTCACATCCCAAGTGGGTGTGTTGTTCCTGTTATAAAAGTGTGTGTTTCATTTTTAGTTTTAGTTAGCTCCTCGCTTCTGAGGATCCAGCTTTCATTATCCTAACCTTTTACTAAAACCCATATATCGACTGCCGTATCGCTTACGTTACCATTTAGATGCGACAGAACCTTTGTGTTTGAACTTATTATTAAGGATTTTACTAACCTAATTATAACC